TGTTCTGTTCTGTTCTGTTCTGTTCTGTTCTGTTCTGTTCTGTTCTGTTCTGTTCCAGTCTAAAACAAAACGCCAAATAGTGTCAATTATTTTTTTCATAAATTTTTGGTTATTTTTTATTTATGAGTTTATTTCCATTTTCCAATTGCTATATATTGTACATTTCTAACATAATTAGCAATGCTTCCATCACTAAAATAGCTATAAATGTATGCTGAAGATTTTGTATATGATTGAGGATTAGTTATATTCCTTAACTGTCCTGAGCCGCCATATCCATTGCCTCCTGTATACTTGTGATTTGCAATCATAATATAATTGATATTTTTAAATTCTAGTGGAAAAGTTACTTCTGCATAACCAACATCAGCTGGGCAAGTTCCTACTCCACTTTGAATTAAAGTTCCACCTTCAAGTTTAACCCAATCCCCATTTGAATTGCTTCCAGATTCGATAATATTTATAGCTTGTCCTGTACTTCGTACTAAACTCATAATACATGCCTATAAGAGGTATGCTTATCTAAATAACCATACCCCCCCCCCGCTTAGATTTTTAAATTTTTTCATTTAATTATTTTCCTCACTTTCTACATTTGCTACTTGTGTAGCTGATGGATCTTTATAATCGTCATCAGCTACTATTTCATTTCCATTTGCATAAACTCCAGATGTAAAATGTGTACCATTATTATCACCTGAAATATGTTGTGTACGAGTATCATGGATATTTGTTTCATCCACAATACTTGCCAAAATTTCATTTAAAGGTTTAGCACCTATTTCACCTCTACATTTTAATAAATCACTTTTGTTTAGTGCCATCTTTATCACTCTCCTTTTTTAGTGACTCATTATATTCTTTAGTTACTATTTCTAATTGTTTTTGTTCTACTATTTCCAATTGTTTATATATTTTTTCAATAATTGGTTTTAAAATAAAAGCTGGAATATCTGATTCATTAATTAATTTAACTAATTGTTCTTCAAATTCTTTAGCTTTCAAATTAAGCGGTTTGTTCATTTTTCTTCACCTCGTTCTTTAGTTCTTTAAGTGCTTGTAAAGTTAATGATATCATTGAATATAAATCTACTCCATCATTATCTTGGGATGTTATTTCTTTTGAATATTTAAAATTTTTGCCAATAACAAAACCAATATGTTTTTTATCAGTGTCTTTTTCTGATTTTAAATTATATTTATATAAATCTATATTATCGATAATGTCTAACGCATTAGTAAATCTTTCAAAATTTTTCTTTTTAGATTCTAGTGAAGATTGACTCAATTTAACACAAGTTATGCTACCCGTTCTACCAGAACAGCCTATTGTAAGGCTACCATTTCCATCATAAATTTCTAAATTCCCACCATGTTGTGAGCCACCATCATGTAATCTTGCCATAAGAATATTATTTGTAAAACAAGAAAAGCCACCTGCCCTTTGTCTTGTATAATAATCGATATTATTATATGTTCTATAAACTTCAACGCCTGTTTCATTAGCTTCTAAAATTCTAATATTACCACCTAATAAATTTAACTTACTACAAGTTATTTCTCCATCTTTTGCAATAGAAGTATATGTGCTATTTAAAACAAATCTGTTGGACTTTAAATTGATTTCATCTGCACTAGCATTTATTTTTGAAATTAAAGTATCTTCATCTATTTTTAATTCTAAATTAGCATTAACTTCAGCCAGTTTTTGATTAACGTCTAATGTAATTGAATTTTTAGTTTGTTCTATTTTGCTAGTTAATTCTTCAATATCACCATTCATTAAATTTAATTTTTGATTTACTGAAGAAATAATACTTTCTTGTGATAAATTAATAGCGCTATTCATTTCTACTTTTGTGGCATATTGTGAAGTATATAAATTTTTTGCTAAAGTTCTAATATTTATAAATGCAGTTGGAAAACTTAACATTTTTATTTCATAATCTCCGTCTTGTAATATTAAACTTTGATATATAAAATATTCTGTTTGAGCTTCTACTAAGGCATATTTTTCACCGTTTGCATTTATTCCTACACGTTTTATAACGTACATTTCTTGAGTTTCATAATTTAAAATAAATTCATCGTAGCAATCATTATTTAGATATAGTAAGTCACATGGTAAAGTAAATCTTGTTTCCCTGCCTTCGTTAGTAAATACTAAGTCTCTTGATAATAAGTAAGCGTTTGGATCTAGTGTATCATTTGTCAAGTATAAATAAGTTATATCTTCACTTGTTGGATAAATATTTAAGCTTAAAATTTCACTATTTAAAACGTTTTCAAGAGTTAAAGTCCCAGTTCCCTTAGCGGTAACTGTTGTATCTGTAATAGATCCAATACTCGATTGAATTTCATTTAATTTAATATTTATTCCTGCTATTGTTTCAGCTTGACTGTTAAAATTCTCAACTTGAGCGGTTATACCATCTAAGCTTAATTGAAAATTAGTCATTTTTGTTTCATTTTGAGTTTGGCTATTAATTAAAGCTTCTATCTGTTTTGTCTGTTTGTTACAAATAATCCAACACTGTTCAATAGTTTTATCAGTTTTACTCATAACTTTGTAATCAGATGCTGCATTTTCTTCTTGTTCATTATAGATTACTTCTTTAAATCCTTGTGTGAATTCCATTTCATTATTAAATACAAACGAATTATAAATTTTATTATCTGTTTGTATTTCGACTTTTTCTAATGGTTCAAAACCTCCAAACCCAACTAATTCTAAATCATATAAGTCAAATTCAATACCATTAAGTTCATTGTATAAATTAGGAAGATACTCGCTTCTATCATTATTATTCATTAATTGATTATCTTTAATTACTAATTCGCACCAAGATGTTTTAGTTTCATCTCTTTTATATATTCCATCAGCATCACCACTACGTTTTAGGATAATACTATTAATTGGACCATAATGATTTCCTAATTGAATATTTTGATTTTTTAATATATCATCATTAATAATATTATTTTTAGTGCCAAATTTACATCTTTCAACGTTATTATTATGTATTTTAAATAAAGATGCTGTAGCTTGACCAATATCATCGAAAACATCGCGATAAGTAAAATCAATACCATCATATATATCTTTTATCATAGTTTTTAATCCATTTGGAAGTGATGTAATATTAGTTGTAAATCCACACTCAACACACAATTGCTTAAAAAACTCTAAAACTGTACACGGATAAGTAATATTTATTGGTTTGTAATTTATCATAGTTCCAATAAAATCATCATATAACTCATGAACATATTCCTTGGAATCAGCATTGTACTCTATACTTTTAATATAATAAGGTCCATATGTCTTTGTAGCATTACTATCGTTATATTTTGCAGTGTTAGAAAAATAAATTGGTTTATCTGGTAGTTCTTCTTTTAAAGTACAAGAAAAGCCTTTCATAACTGTGCCAAGAAGTTTGGCATTAAAAAAAGGCTTTGCTAAAACTATATCATCATATTCATATTCAATCTTGATGTTGCTATCATTATAATAATAAACTTTAGGATGTATACGTTTTCCAGCTTTTTGCATTATTTCATTATAAGTCATCACATATCACTTCTCCGTTCAATTGCTTTTAAACTAAAAGTAAAAGACTCATATAAGCCATTAACATTTTTGACTTTTCCACTGATAGTTGTTCCATAAAAATCTTCAGTTTTATTTGCCCTTTTATTTCTTGTATCTTTAAATTCTACATCTTCAATTATTGGATGTTCTATAGCTTTACATATGGTATCAAATTCATCTATAGTTGTTTTACCAACACTTATCTCTAAATTGTCAAACCAACCTACAAATGTGCCAGAAAATTTACCGCTATTGGAATTTCTTCCTGTATCATTAGCCCATGTTGGCTCAACTTTATGATCTACATCTTTTATTTTTGGTAAACTATATAAATTCGTTAAATTCCTCCATTCGTTGAAAACTCTTGTCCATTCATTATTTTCTTAATAATCTTACATAATAACCTTCCATCAATATAATTATTTAATTCCACATTTAAAACAATCCATTTCGCTATTTCTTGTCCTAAGCGTCTCATAGTTGATTCATCAGTAAGTGGTAGAACGCCTTCTGCTCCCGCTTCACCAGCAATAGCTCCACCTATATTTACTCCGCGTTTTGGAACATCAACAATTCCGCCAGTTTTCATTCTTGGTAAACTAAATGTAGATAATCTTCTTATATTTATTCCTGGTACTTCATTTATAATATCAATTAATTTATTTATAGATTTAATAGGAAAATTCAGAATATTTTCTATTGCTCCTAAAATACCATTTATGACAGATTTAAAAGCTCCTCCAATAACATCTCCTACTTTTGTACCTAGATTTCTAAATAAATTCACAATAGTAGATATTAAGTTTTTAAAAAATGATATTACAGAGCTAAATACACTTTTTACAACACTGACAGCATTTTTAACTCCAGAAATTATACCATCCCATAGACTCGCAAAAAAGGCCATTATTGGTTTTATTATGTAATTATAAATCCAACTTCCAACAATCGATAAAATACCACATATTACTTGCCAAGCTTCGCCTACTAAACCTACTATAAATCCAATAACTGTTTTTATTATTCCAGATATTATATCAATAGCTCCAGTTAAAATATTTATTATTCCATTAACAACTGCTTTCCAACCTTGTTTAATTAAATCAAAATTACCTGTAAAAATGCCAACTATTATATCTAGTATCCCACCGAATAATTCAACAACGCCAGTTAATATTTCCCAAATTCCTAGAAATAATTGAACTATTCCTTGCATAAATAAAGACCATACACCATAAGCTTGGTCAAATGCTTCAGTATTTGATAAAGCATTTTTCATTTCTTCGCCCAAACTAAACCAGTCACCTATAATATCACTAATATACTTTTCTAATTTAGTTTTATACTTTACCATATTGCTTAAATCAAAATCTTGCGTTGGTAACGTAATATCATTGTTTGAGTCTTTTGTGTTATCACCTAATGTATTTATAGAATCCCAACCTGTTAATGATTTATCAATTTCTTTAGCACTTTTTGATGAAGATTTCATAGCTTTTTCAAAATCTTTAATTCCACTATTTTGAAATATATTTTTGCCAGTTAAAAGATATATTATTCTTCCAACAAAGCCAAGTATAGAATAACCAGCTTTTATAATCCATTCTATAAGTGGCTTTATAGTATTAGCTAAAACAAATTTCATATAATTAACATTTGCGCTCATATTTTCATCATATTGTGATATTATTCCCATAGCACTTCTAATCGCTGTGTAAGCACTTCTAACTCCTAAAATTGCTAGTGTCCATTTACCTACTTTTTTTACAGTAGATTTAATAGAATTATTTATATTTCCTATTTTATCATTAATTTCATCTAATCCCTGAGTTTTCGCAAGTTTTAAATTTAACTCATCAACTTTAGAACTCCATTCTTCTTGTTTCAATTTATTTTTACTAAGTTGGTTTTCAATATTTTTAAGTTCATTTACTGATTTAACATATTTATCTTTAGAATTAATATTAGTTAATTCGCCATTAAATTGTGACTCAATTTTAGCTTGTTTTTTAGGAGTTATATTTCCGTTAAAATCACTAGCTGAATTAATAGCTTCTTGATACTTTTTATAGTGTTCTTTTAATTTCTTTTTATAATCTTTTTCATTTATATTAATTTCAGCTTCTATTTTTAATTTTTGATTATTTAATTTTTCTTCATCTTTTTTAAATTTAGCCAATTCTTTTTTTGCATCATTTAAGTCTTTAGATATATTTTTATTGTCAATTTTAGTTTTAATCTTTAAGTAGCCATCCGTTTACTCACCTCATTTTCATTTGGTCTTCCCAGTATTTGTCAAGTTCTTTTTCTTTGGATGTCTTTTCATATTTTAATTCAACTTGTTTTTTTAATTTCTCCCATCGAGCGCGTTCTTTGCCTTTTTTACCATTTAATGGTTCTTCACGAATAAATCTAACTCTATTTAAAATACTATCTTCTTTTAAGCCCTCTAATAAATCATAAAATCCCCACCAACTTAAGTCAGTTTTATCTAAATCAATATTGTAGTCAGACATAAAACTAGCTTTAATGTATCCTTGATCTTGTTTAAAATCCATAGATTGCTCTTCATCATCTTCCGATTCATCAAAATTTCTTCCATGTCTCAAATACTTAACTAATAAATTAAATATTTTTTCGTGATTTTCTTTATCTTTTAATCCTTCTTTACCTAAAAGTATATAAATTATCGCCAAAAATTTTTCATAATTGCCAATTGTTTCATCACGAAATATATCATCACATTTTAAAGCTAATCTAAAATCAGTATTTATTTTGTATTTTTTACCAGCAACTTCAATGTACTCTGGATATTTATTCATCTTTTAAAACACCGCTATCAGTTTGAGTGTATTTTCTCTTTATTTGTTCCTCTATGCTTTCAAAATTTATTTTTAACTTTGGCATTATAGGTTTTAACATTTCGCTTAAATCTTCAAACATAGTTAAATAACGATTATCACCAAATATTTTTTTAGTTCCTTCTTTTCCTAAAAATAAATCCATAGCTTCTTCAATATTTTTATAATATTTTTTTAAAGCATCATATTTAGCTTTTTCATTTTGAGACATTAAGCCTTTACCTTTCACATCTGGCTTTCTACTTATTATTGATAAGTCATTTTTTAGTTTTTCTTCAGCTTTTTCAATTAAATAAATACTTTTACTATACCTATCTGGAATTGTGATGTCTTCTAAATCAAACTCGATAAAAATCTCATGACCATTTTTATCTTTTTTGGGTTTATCATTTTCATCTAAAATTCCCATTTTAAAAACATTTCTTTTTTTTAATTTAATATATTCCATAATTTCCTCTTTCTATAAAAAATGAGGGTGAGAATAAATCCCACCCAATTATTCAGTTGGAGTTGTAACTTCTGTGAATACTGGTTTACCATTTGTCATAGTTACAGTTCCATTAGTTGGATCACCGTTAACATTAATTTTAAACCCAATAGTTGGTGTAGCTCCTCCATCTCCACCATATGAACTTATACTTATTGAACAGGCAAATTTTTGAGCTTTAAATGCACCATCAGTATTAACATCATACTTGTCAATTAAAGTTACAGTTGTTTCTGCATCTGTTCCAGTGGCTAAATCGTATCTTAATCCATTAATGTAATCATATACTTCATCGCCATAGATACACTTCATTTCTCCATCAAGAGAAACTGCATAATTATCTATGATAGTTGTTGCATTATCATTTATGATATATGTCTCACTTGTCTCACTAGCTTCATAAGAATATGAGCCACTAGTCATACCATTACCAACTAAAGCTAATTTTTCACTTTGTTCTTTAGGTGTGACATTTAAAAACGCCATAATTTCAGTTCTTTTTACATATCTTCCCGTTAAATTCCTCCTTTTTTAAGTTTAATGTAAATAAATTTACAACTTATACGATAAATTGCTTCATCCGAATTTGTTGCAAAAATAAATCCATTAGTTATTGCACCAATGGATAATGGTTGTATACCATCAATTTTTGGATATACGTCATTTTCATAATTTTCTTCTAACCAATCTCTAAATTGCTCAAAAAATATTGAATTATCAACATTGTTTTGTATTTCATCATTCCAACGAAATTTAGCATCAAAACTAAATAGAAATTGCATTTCTTTGTCCCCATTTAAATATGTATTAATAACTGGATTATAACCAGCATTTTCATTCACAGAATATGCCTTTACTTTATCTTTTAAATAGTCAACATTAACTTCTATAAATTCATCTAAATATGGACAAGTTGCAATATAATCTCTAATTTTATCAATCATAATCTATCTAATTCCTCCTGTGCTTTTTTAACTATATCATTAAAATTTTCACTAATAGTTCTTTCAACAAAATGTGCTCCACGGTTTGCTCCGCCATGGTAATTTAATGGTTCATCACTTGGAACTTTTTTTGTATTTGGTCTACTCCAAAAACCATAAGATTCATTATAAAATGCTCCTTTACCAGTTTGAGGATCAACATACTTTATTCCCTCATTCATATAGTGAGCATAAGGAGTTTCAACTGTTACAAGGCCACCTTCTGGATTTCTTGTATTAGCAATCATTATACCACTATCTTGAGGCATTTTAAGTCTCATTTGATGAATAAAAGATGTATCAACTACTCTTTGAACTCGACCATTTTCATTTAAACCAAATTTATCAAATATTTCTTGTTCACTTGGTAAAAACGCTTCTATTTCAAAATCCATTATTCGCCTTTTATTTCAAAGTGCCACATATCTTCTGAGCCATAGTCTTTAACTGAAAAATCAACTATTTTCATACATTCATATTTTTCTTTAATTGTAGTAATAGTTAATGGTGCCTCTTCAAGTATTCCTTTTACTAAATAGTCATCGTTTTGTAAAGTCCAAGTATTTTCTTCACCTTTAAAATCTTTAGCTTTAACATATCCAGTTTCACTCATTAAAATTCTAGCTATTAAACCATCGTTTTTAATTAGTTGTGAATTAGATATAGCAATCCCTTCATTAGAACTCCAAAAGCCTTTTAAATGATGTGTTTTATACTCATTCTTTTTAGTTTTACGATTAAAAAACTTATTAATGACTGTTATATCTTTATCGAACAATTCCAACACCACCATAAAGTAAACCAGTAAAAAATAGTTTCTTTTCTATTTCCCTACTTATTTCTTTTTGGACTGATTCCTCACTTGCGAAAGCTATTAATTCAGAGCTAGATACATTTTGTATATTTCTAGAATAATCTCCCACTTTTTCACTAGTAATAATTTTTTCAGAACCATTTATAATATTTTTAATTTTATTTTTGTTTAGATATTGGTTATAAAGAATATCTGCTACGGAGCAAGCAGCATCTTTTACTTCTGTTTCAAAATTAGATATATCTTTATTCTGAATGCGAAGTTTGACTTCGTAGCTTGCTCCCTTAGCAAATTTATCAAATTTTTCTTGAGGGATTAAATCCCCACCATAGGTTTCGTTGTAATAATCATAATCTATATAATTATTCGTTTTATCCCTCCTATTTTATTTTTATTCAGTTGCCCATACGGCATATAAAGTAATATTTTTATCTGGAGTAAATGGACTAGTTACAGTTGCAGATGTTGCATTAGCGGTTTTAGCCCAACCTTTGAATACTGTTTTACCACTAGGACCAGTTAAGCCAGTACCAGTGCTTAAAGTAACACTTTGTCCAGCTGTAACTTGAACTGCATCAATTGTTCCAGTCCCACCATTAGCATCATAAGTTACAGTATACTTTGTAACTGTAGCACTTTTCTTTTTAACAATAACTTTATCAGTATTAGTTACTCTAAAACCACTATTGATTTCATTTTGAGCTTTAACACCAGTAAATAATTCACTGTCTTTTAGTCTCATCATAGTTAAATTATCAGCGATATGGAAAGTATCTGATTGATACATAACTAACTCTACATCTGATAAAGTAACTGTTTTTAAAGTGCCAGTATAATCATAGTATTTAGCTGTTCCATCAATGGCATCAGCTTCTAACCATAACATATTTAACCAAGTTCCAACTTGACCACTGGTTACAATTCTATCGTTAGTGCTAGGTGTATATTCTTTACCTGCTGCTTTTAACATTTCAGCAAATGCTTCTACACTAGCTAAAACAACATTTGGATAAACATGTTTTTTTCTTGCAGCAGTTCTCATGTCTACAACTTTATTTTTAATAGTTGTAGCAGTAAGTGCAGTTGTATCTTCTAAAACTGTACCTTCATTTACTAAACATGCTAAACCACTAGCTTGTCTATCTCTTCTATTTTCTGTTACAGCTAAAGATAAATTTTTTTCAGCTTTATTGTAAGGACATGAATTTTCTGTTACTTGATAAATCTTTTTAGATTTTCTATAAGCATTATTAAGTAACATATCAATTAATTCATTATTTGTTCCTTCATCTGTAAAATCTTCAGCAGGTTTTCCAGGATCTTTTTGTTCACTTGAAGTTTCTTTGTAAATTTTTACTGCTCCAGCATGAACATCCCCTTCATAATCTGCATTATAAGTAACACCTGGGATTAATACTGTGTCACAAAATAAGTTTGGTTCTAAAATTGAAGAATAATCCTCATTTACATAATCGTTTCCGTATTTCGTTAAATCACTCTCCTATTTCTATTTTTTATAATACGGGTTATTAGCATACTTTTTATCTAAATATGCCTTATTATCACTAACTGGTGTGTTAGTTCCATTTTGAGAAACTCCAGTGCTCTTTTGTTCCTCTTTTTTTGCTATTAAATACTGACTGTTAGTTTTTAAATAAGAAGTTAAATTATCTTCAAATTCTCCTTCCATATTTGAAACTTCACTTAAAACAAATTTTTGAAATTTAGAATCAACCCCAGCATTTGCAACTACTGTCATATTTTCTAATTCCAAGTTTCTAGCTTTAAGCTTTTTATTTTCCTCTAATATTTCAGCATTTTTTTGTTCAATAGTCTTTTGGCCTTCTTGCCATTTCTTAAACTCATTAAGTTCATCTTTAGATGGAATTTTAGCTTTCCATTTCATTTCTAAAGCATTTACTTCTTCTTGAGTAAAAGTTTTTGGTTCTGTTTTTTGAACAGGTTCAGCTCCTGTCTCCTGAGTTTTAGGTTCAGTCTCAGTAACTGGATCAGTGCCTTCGCCATCCGCAAACAATTGGATATTTAAAGACATTTTTTCATTGTTTTTCATAATTCCTCCGTTTTTCTTAAGGGTAACAAAGTAATTCCCTCACCTCAATTTCTTTATTGTCTAACTAAGTAAAAGACATAATAAAAACACCAGAATTTATTTCTAGTGTTTCAATAATATCCGAAATATTTTAAATTTTTTTCGGGTATTTAGTGCTATTTATAAGCACTGTACCAATTATATCTTCTATTAATATAATCAGTACACTACCTACAAAGTAGTGTTTTTAAATTCCTCTAAGCTTTCAACTATTATCTCATCATCTTCAAGTTCCATCATTTTTCCATATTTTTCTTTAACTTCTATAGGTGCATCTTCTTTTAACTTCCAACCATATTGATCAGAAATTATATAATCTTTTATTTCTTTATATATTGCAATTATTTCTGGATTCATAATATACCTCTATCTTCTAAATATTTTTTCATAGCTTTAGATAAATCATTTGAGTATCCCACTTCCATACTAGCAAATATTTCAGCGAAGAAGTCACTTGATTTTTTGTCTCCATATTTGCTTATTGTAGCTAGATAATTAAATGCTTTATTCTTTTCAGCTATACTCATTATATCATCTTTTACTTTATTACAAAATAGTTTATATTCATTTGAACCACCAAAAGGATATTCATTTTTAAACATTTTCATTTCTAAAACATGTCCCATTTCGTGAGTCATTACATAAATATCTTTATTTTTTTCTGGACATGGCATACACCATTTTATACTATCACTATTTTTTATCATTTCATCATAGCTAGTTTTATCTTTAAAAAATTGAGTGGATGAATTAATATACATTTTATCCATTTCTTTATTGTATCCTACACTAGCTACTGATTTTTTATTTGTACACATATAAGTAGCTTCCATTGTATCAAGAAACTCTTCCATATGATACTTTTTAGCTATGTTATTTATTTGAGTAATATTTTTGTTTAATAGTTTTGAATCAATTTTTATTAATGAATTATCGGCAATGATGCCAACCTCTTTTAAAGTATTAATATGATTATCTGATAACTTAATTTTAACATTCTCACTTTTAAATCCGCTAACATATTCTCTAGTAAAATCTCTCTTAGTTTTATTATTTTTACTAAACTCAACATTTCTTTGTTGCCATTCTTTGACTTTTATTTGGGATTTTTTATAAGCTTCATCATCACCATTTTCTTTAAACATTTCAGCTTTACGTTTCCATTTTCTAACACCGCGTTCAAGATATCTTTGTTGTTGTGATATATTATAATTTTTCAAAGCTTCTTCTTTAGATATACTTTTTAAAGCATCACCTCTTGCACTTCCAAAATAAGGTTCAAAATAATGAGCACAATTTATGCCACCTAAACCTGCTACATCTCCATAATCAGTTACTGAAATTAAATCTGCTTTTTTAATTATAGTCCCTTGCCAATCAAAGTGTGTAGGTCTACATCTTAAATGCTCTGATAAATATAAATATTCAGGTTCAAGTTCACTAATTATTGTTTCATTTAACTTTAGATTAACTTGTCTTGCTCCTGTAAGTATTTCACGCCTAGCAGTTGCCTCAATGTCATAACTTCTAATTCCGATAATATTATTGTCTTTATCAACAGTTTTATAAACTAGTGTTTTAATTCCACTATTAGATAAATTATTTATCGCCTCTCGAATAGCTTCTTGATAAGAATGCGTTCCCATGGCCGTTTTAAGATATGTCTCTTCAACTATATCTAAATAAGCATTTTTCGTAGCTTCGGTTATTTTAGTAGACATATTGATAAATCTTTCATTTACTTCATTGTAAACACTATTTATTATTGTGTTTAGTGTATTATTTTGAATTAAAATGTTAGGATCTATTTTTAATTTATTATCTTTAAAAGCTTTATTTAATGTTTCAATATTAATATTATCATATCCTATATCTTTTAAAGCTTTTTTTATTTGTTCTGGTGTTTTCTTTGTAACTTTAGCTATATAATTAATTACTTCTCGATTAAATAATCCCATTTCTTCCAGTTTTTTTATTCGCCAATGGTCACTATTTAAAAATTCTTCATTATATTTAAAATGTTCCACTATTTTAAGCAAAAGTTCATTTTCTATATTTTCGTAGATATCTATAACCTTCTGAACTTTTTTATTAATAAACTCTTCATTATTCATCTACATCAAACTCACTACCATCAACAATAGTTTCTTCTTTAATTTCTTGATTCATTTGTTCAGCGAATTCTAAAGCCTCTTTATCTTTTAGCTTGTAAACATCTCGATAATATTGTGCTTTACTAATTAATTTACTATTGTATTCTGACTGGGCTTGAAGTCTTATTTTTTCTTGGTCTTCAATAATGGAATCATCATAAAATACTGATACGCTAAATTCGCCTTTTATACCAACAAGTTCTGCTATAGCATAACATAAATTAGTTATAGCTTTAGTTATAATATTTTCCTGTTTCTTTATCTTACGATATACATCACTATTTGAACTTATAATATTATCGGTATTTACATACACTTCACCATCTTTGAACTTATAGTAATTATGTCCTAAACCAACTTTAGATGTATAAAGATTTAATTGAGCTTGTAATGCTGATGTTAATTCATCTACCCTCAAATCAAAACTAGATTCTTTAATTGGCTCTTTTTCAGGTTCTCCCGGTACACCATAAAAGGCTATATCTGTTGGGTCAAATACTGCGGTAGCATTGCCTTGCTCATCAATATTAAATTGAGCCGCTTTAGCTCCTACATAAACTCTTTTTCTACCTATCCAAGTTTCATTATCTAATGTATCAAATACTTTGTCGATACCAATAATATTATCGGTAGCATTTGCATAACAACTAATACCATATGGACTATTAATATCTATGTTATTTACTTCTGGAGTATATATTATAGCAAATTTAGGAATAAATGACTTAGTTTCTACCATTTCAATATTTTCTAAATCTATTTTTTCGTATTCACCATTATTGTTACTTTTAAAATATTTTCTATTATAAATTGTATAGCCTGTATTATCTAAAATGTGAGCGTTAATGCTTAATTCTGTACCATTTAAGGTTTTAGTTTCACACCAGAATAACACATCAATAACCTCTCGTTTATTAGCTTTCAATATAACTATATTAGTAGCATTTAAATAGTTAATTCTTAGTACTCCTTTATCGAGATAAGGTACAAAGGCACCAGTCCCTAAAGCTTTAGTAAGTTGCATTAAACTATTTGCATTATCAAGAAATCCATTTTGTTCTAAACACTCATTAATTATTTTTTGTATTTTATATTTATCAATAGTTATTTCTAGTTTTTCATTAAAGAAAAAATCTGCTAAATCACCACAAGATTGACTAGCTATATTCAATGTTTTTAATTCATATTTATTTTTCTTTTTACCATTATAAATATAAAAAGTATGCTTTTTTGTTTTTCCTTTAAACCAAGTGAGCCAATCATTAACACGATTCTCTTGTTCTGTATCAATAATATTTTCACTATAACCTAGTTCTTTTAAGAAATCTTTAACTACTTTTTCCGTTTATTCACCTCTTTATCATTAATTGTTACATCTGAATTTAACATTAAAATGCTAAATAGTATAATCCACCAATGATTACATATAATTGACAATAATGTAAAACATATTATTACTATAATTTGTTTTAATATTAACCATACTATTATTTCTTTATCCATATTTTTTTCTCCTTTAATTTATTTGTACTAATATATCCATATAAGGTTCTGTACTGTATTCTTGACTATCCAAACTATCTATATCTTGTTTACCATCATCAAGTCGTACATCATTTTTATCTTTTTCCCATATAGCGGTTTTAAAGGCCATAATTAATGGTTCACAACACTCTAGTATGAAATACTTATTTATACTAAACATCTTACAATAGAATCTAATTCTATCTGGTATTTTGCCTTTAATAGCATTATTTATTGGTATTGCAATATAATTTTCTCTTAGTGCTCTTTCAAACCCTGCTATAAGAGTCTGTTCCGCACTATCGCAACGAATATCAATTATATTTATATTTGGATATTCTTCTCTTAATTCTTTTATAAATTTTATAAATTCATCTGTTAATTCTTTATCATCAATTCTATTTGGAATACGTTTTTGTTTTATTGTTCCAAACTTTCTAAATTGATTCGTAAATCCTGTCGCATTAAAACTATGTGCTGATATATTACCTCCGAAATCTACTCCAATTGTTATGAATTTAAGAGCTTTGCGATCTGGATGTGTATAATTACCATCTTCGTCAATTGCGTTCCAATCTTGCATTTTAATTATGTGATAATCTTTAAATTCACGATATATTAATCCTTCAGCAACAACACGTTTACCAAGAATATCTCTTTGATACCAAATACTGTTAGGATCATACTGACTTATTATTTCTTCTTTTCTTTGTTCTGTTATTGCCGCATTATCAAATATTGTAAAATGTTGATAATTATATCCACCAATTAAACCATTTTTAGCCCACAAATCAATGTATTTAGTGTAAATGTCTGCTAATGGATTACTAGGGTTTAAATCCCAAAACCATTTAGGATTATCACTTGCTAGTTGTCTTGCAAATGCTACTTTAATAAACGATTCTTTAGATTCATCACAATCATAATGTTCATTTATTTCTGTTGCTATCCAAAGTCCGTACGAGTTACCTAGTATTTTTTTATAACTATCTGCTTTCCCTCCACCAACAAATATAACTATTTTTTCACCTGTTTTAGTTTGAATATAGAGTGCTTCATTATCTTTAAATTTACCCCAATGACATCTGCCTTTAAATTGATGTTCTAATCCGAATCCATTACATTCACCAATATTTAATTTAGCATTAGCAAGTGTAGATCCACTGGCTAAATGAATTTTATCAGTAGTATATTCCAGATTAAGAGCAAAAGCAATACAGTTATCTATTGTTTTACCTGCACGAACTGCCCCTTCGCCAACATTCGCTTTGCAGTTTTTAGTATTTAAAATATAATCTATATGTTTTTTACTAAATGGTAGCCATTTTATTGTTTGCGTTCTTTATCACCAAACCCTAATAAATCAGCAAGTACTGTTAAGTCTTCTATATTTTGTTTATTCTTATTTAATTCGGCACTACGTAATTTTAGTTCTTTAGATTTAAGTGCTTTATCATACATGATGCCGTATGTTGTACCTAAATCCTTAATGTTCATATCAACACTTCTAGGTCGCGTTAACTTTTGCTTCATCTTTTTTAAAGTTAGATCTATAACTTCTTTTTGTTCACTAGCGATACTATCCATATATTCTAATATATCAAGTGTATTCTCTTCTTTTTTTTCTTCAACTTTTTTCAACACATCTTGATTATTTTTTATAATCCGTCTAACAGTAGTATCTGTTACTTTATTGATTCTAGCAGTTTCTAAATAATTTTGATTTATAGTGAAATCTGCAACGATTTTCTTTTTTTGTTTATCTGTTAATTTACCCATGTCACCTCACCATCTTCTATTCATTTTTATTTACTTATTAAGAAGTATGATTTTAATTTTAAAAAGAAGGAGGCTTTTAATGAACTCATCATACTCCCGAATAAGAAAACAAATTTTGGTTGCAGGAGACGGAATTGAACCGCCATTATTGGCTAACGACACCAATATGCTTCCTTTGCACTATCCTGCGATATAAAAAAAGATACACGAATGTATCTTGCTGGGCCATTTAGACCTTTGTTGTATCTTATAATTACTTATATTAATTATTGCAAAGTTAAATAGTCTATTTCAACATCTTCGCTATAATATAAGATTTGCATATCTTAATAGATACTATATCAAACAATATATTTCACTGCCATATCATTATCTTTAGGCTCCTGAGGTTTGAATACTTCGGAAGCTAATGGATTCGGACCATTGTATATTGTTTAATACACTACCTTTAAGATAGTGTTATTAGTAAAGGGGTTAATGGAATATATTATTTATTCCATTATACACATTATAACATATCTAAACTGGTCATTTCTGGTCATTTTTAAAAAAGTTAAAAAAAAAGAACCATTTTTAGGTTCTTTATCCGTTTTTTTGAGATAAAACGGTGGTTGTTAGATTGAAGTATATCACTTTTAAAAGTATGTGTCAACACATATTTATATTATATTCATTTATTTATAAAAAATTCATTATTTTTTGGTGTTTTTCCTTTATATTCATCATAATATCTTCTAACTTGTTTCTCTGAATAAGATAATTGTTTAGCTATCTCTTTCCATTTCATTCTTTTATATTCTTTAAGAAAGGCCACTGCTAAATGAATATCTGATACTTTTAATCTTTCTATTTCTAGTTCAATAAAGTCTTCATACGCTTTTCTAGAATCATACAAACTTTTTAATCTATCACTGTATTCATCTTTTTTTGTTATAGTATTTAACATAGCATTATTACTTATAAAGCCACCTTTAACTAATATTTCTTTAACTTTAGATGACTTTATATCACCATTTACTTCTCTTAAAGTTTCAAATAGGTTTATTCTATAATTAATTCCTATCAGCTCTTTCCATGCTTGCATAATAGTTAAATGTTCTATCATATTCTTTTCCTTTCTTTGATATACTTCCTAACTTAATATTTCTATGCTTTCATAAATTATCAGTATTTATTAACACATCTCTATCTACATATATTTTATCTGTCAAATCGAATAAACAATAAATTCTATTTATATGATCCTTTTCTAAAATACTAATCAAATCCTCTTTGAAATAAGTTCTCTCATATTTTCCATTATCAAACAATACAATAAAATCTCGTCCCTCACACTCTTTTAAAACTTCTTTAGTTATTTCTGTTTTTATTCGTCTCAATGATAACTTTCTACATATTTTTTTCATATTTAATCTTCTTTCGTATATTCATAAATTATTTTTTCAACTTCTTTGCGTAAAGCATCGGTTTCTATCCAAAGACTACATTCAAATCTTTTTAAAACTTCTCTTATTTCATTTAGTGCTTGTTTTAAATTTGTGTTTTCTTTTTCTTGTTCATTGATATAGTCTAATATTTCATCACGAGTATAATCATTTAAAGTGTAATCTCCATAAAGTGTAAACCCTGTTGGTGTTGAAATTCTTGACAATGTGTTTATTATTTTTTCTTTATTCATTTGTTATCTCCTTTAATTATTGTTAAGTCTATAAACCAATCATCAATAATTGGGATAGTATAGTGTATTTGGTTTTCATATCTTATCTCTGGTTTAGTTAATTGCTTAAATTCCACATTACCAAAAGAATAACTGCTTATTTCATTTATAAAGCATTCTACAAGTTTTTTTGGTGTAGAATATACTTCATTCCACCTAACTGCAATTAAATCTAAATCTTTTGCACAACTGCCATGTATTGCCAAAGCATAACCATTTTCATATGCTATTTTTCTTAAGTTTTCTAACAAACAAGCATAAAACATTGGTTTTGGATTTAATGATTTATTCATTGTTATCTCCTTTGTATTTTTGTAATATTTCTAATAAATCATCAGTTTGCCATTTATCCAAATATCCATAATGTTCTCTATCTTTTAAATAGTCTTTATTATTGACTTCTATATAATGTCTGTAACGATTTACAAAGTTATATATTTCATCAATAACTTCATCTCTTTGTTTGAGTTGCTCTAATAATTCAGTATTTCTATGTGTCATATCAATAAATTCTTTATCTTCTTTTGATACTTCACCATAATCGACTAAATCTTGTAGCATATTTCTTTCAAATTTTAATTGATTTAGATATTCGCCACTTCTTAAATATTCTAGTTGCTTTTTTAGTTGTTTATTTTTTTCTTCTAATTGATTTATATAAGCATTTACTTCTTTTAGCTCTTCAACATCAAGATTATATCCCCAACATTCAGATAATCTCATTCCTGTTAAACATTTAGGTTCATTCATACTTACCACTCCTAATTTTCTTTTCTAAGTCTTTAAAAGCTTTATTATGTTCTTCATCGTTATTTACTAATACTTCAATATATTTACACTCTAAAATTAATTTCTCAAAGTTATTCCATATATATGGCTCCCAAAAGTAAAAACCTCTAAAAGTTTTCTCGTGCCACGTTTTCTTTGTATTTCCAATTTTATAATCTAAAGGAATACCATTCGCAAAAAATATAGTGGCATAAACATAATGAGGATATTCGCTAAAACTATTCATACTTACTACTCTTTACCCTTTCTAATATGTCTTTGTAAACTTCTAATTTATGTCTTTCTTCTTGAATTAGAGAATAATATACTTTATAATCTTTGCTCAATTTTTTTATATCCTTTTCATATAAGAATACCTGATGTTCTAAATATTTGATTAATTTTTCTTTTTCTTCTTTAGTCATTACTATCTTCTCCTTTTAAAATTGATAATAATTTATAAGCATCGCATTTATCAAAAATCATTTCTTAGCAATTCATCATAATTTGGTATCTTTTTTAATCTTTTAACTGCATTTTGCAAATCTTCTACATTAATACTTCCATAAGTACTTAAAGTTCTATTATTTTCATCTTTTGGTATTTTACTTATTAATTCTAAAAATTCTTCTTCACTCATCTTTATCACCAATTAATTTACTATTTAATGCAACATAATCTTTATTATCTGCATAACGTTCAAACTCATTTTCTTCTTGTGTAAATATAATTTTGTTTTCTTTTTTATTATAATAAATACCATCCATTTCTGTTGAACTACATTCCCAACCACTATCGCTTAGCAATTGAACATTATAAGGAATATTATTTTTATCAATAATCCTTTTTAGCCTTTTAAATGTCATCTTTATCACTCTTTTCTATGCTATCTTCAAAAGCCCATAACTTTTTTATTAAACTATATTTTATTAAATAAATAGGATTTTTTCCTATAAACTTTATTTTTACAATTTTTCCAATTCCATATCCAGTCTTTACTTTATCTTTAATTTTAAATTTCATTATCTTTACTCTTTTCTAATAGATAATTTACTCTGTCTATAGCTTCGTTTAATTTATTACTTAAATATTCACCATAAGCATCATATTTACTTTTTTCAATCCAAGAGTCAATATACTCGCTATAAAATTCGCTACCATTCATTTTTATTTTTTCTATCTTCTTAGGCTTATCCTCTATGATTTCCACTTCATCATTTAAACAATTAATTATTTCAAATAAATCTTGTAGAGTGTGCCCACTATTTCCAATTAGATAATAAGTATTTTTAATTAATTCAAATGTATAATCACAATATTTTATTTTTTTAGGTGCTTTCTTTTCATACACTAAGTTTAATAAATCTATTATTTTCATTATTTCACTTCCTTATCGTATATATTTCCTATTACTTCATAATCATAAATATAATCAAAATGATACTTACTTTCTTCACAATCTAAAATCAAACCATTTTTAATATCAATTTCTACATTACCTTTTACGTAATCATCATAATACTCTTCAAATCCTTGTAGGATATCATTTTCATATATCTCTACACCATTTTTATCTTTTAAACCTGTGTATTGCATTAATACTAATGCGTTAATATTGCATAATTCTGATGTATGATTTTTATTATAACTTTTTAACAAGCTGTCGTTTTCAAAAATCGTAATAGTTTTTATTTCTTGAAAACAATTAAAATTTATACTTTCAACTTTATATATTTTTTTATCATATTTGTCGTATGCCTTAAATTTAATCTCTCTCATTACTTAAATCCCATCCCTTCATATTCCCAGAAAACGGGATTGTCTTTTACTTTTCCACATTTAGCACAAACCTCTGCATGATACTCTCCATTCATTAATCCACTAGCATTAAAACCTTTATAATTGTGTTTGCAAAACAGCCTTTTATAAAACGGCTTTCTCCATTTAATTAATTTTAAGAATTGTTTTTTATTCATTTAATCCACCCTAATTCTTCTATTTGTTTATTTATGGCTTGCAATAAATCCATATCTATAGAATATTCTCCTTGTGCTTCATTATTGTTATACGCTTCCCATTCACTTAATCTTACTTGTTTAAATATATTTATAAATTCAACATTTCTAATATAACCACCATCATCAAATTGATATAATAATGGTGCTTTGTTAACTAATTTAAAGTCTATTTTTTCAAACATTTCTTTTGCTTTCATTTAATCCCATCCTTGTTCTGACACATAATAATCTACATAAATATCTAGTAATTTTCTTGTAAGTCTATCCAAATCTAAATTAGTTAGTAAATCATTACTTGTCTTATATTCTTCTCTTATATCGCAAACACTCCATCTGTCCAAACTTTTAATTGGATTACATTTTAGAAGATATTTATAATTATTTCCGCTATGAGGAGCAATAAATTCGAATGCTAAGTTATTTTTATTGCAATAAATATTTGTTATTCCCTCATCATCTTTTATTACATTTATTTCTTTATAATTATCTTTTTTTAACAATTTAAGTATTTCTCTCATTTAACTATCAACCTTTACTACTAAATTAGCTTTTATTAAGTCATATAATATATCTAACTCTTGAACTACATAACCAATACTTTGAATATATATTGTCCTATCATTTTCAACGACACATATTGTTCTACAATTATTTTTTTCAATAGTTAATTGATATTCTTCATCATCATTTAATTTAAATCCAAACTTTTCTAATTCATTTAAATCTACATTATCTTTAATCTTCAACATATTCTATTACTCCTTCTTTAGTCCATAAATGTATTATATCTAAATCATATGTACTAAAATGTGCATTGTATGGTCTTATACAATTATCATTCCATGTATCTATTTCTAATGCGTAAATGCAATAATATCTATCTTTATTAGTTATAATATCTTTATTCAATTTCAAATCATAACTTTTAATTAATTCCTGCAAGGTTTTATTATCTTTTATCTTTAACATTTCTTACACCTCTATTCTTTTGATGTTTCTATTCTTTGTATATTTTCAAAAATAATTTTATAAGTCATAGCATTCATTGCTGGATCTTGTTGGTGCATTATTTGAATACCTTTCATAATTTCTGATATATACTGGTTTCTCTTATCTATAAGTTGTGCTTCAAATTTACGTACTTTTTTGTTTATTTCTTCATCAACACTCATCGAAATTATGTTTTTCAAACTATCTTTTAAATATTTATCAATATAACTTTCTTTGTTCATATTATTCCACCTCATATTTCATATTCTCAAATTGCTCATGCGTTACTATTGATTTAATTGCTGGTTTTAATTCTTTATCTTCGTTAGACCAAACTCCACCAAATATATTCATACTACAATGTGCATTTTGAAAACTAATGGTGTAGTCTTTCTTATATTCAACTTCAAATAGTCTTTTAATTCTTTCTTCATATCTAGGGGAATAAAACTCAATTATACATAAGTCTCCTTCTTCTATTAAATCAATTATGTTATAACTAGGTTTTCCTACAATGATTTTGTCTATATTTTCTAAAGTTGTTAAAGTATCTCCATATTCTTCTTCAAAAATGTAGTTATCAAATAGATGTTTAGATTTCCAATGATTATAAGAACTACTCCCATCATCTTTAAGAACATCAATTCCTAATCCTAAATATTTAGCAATACCTTTTTCAGTTCTAACATACATTCCTACTTTAATATCTACCATTTTGGCAATTCTCCATTTCGTATTAAACTACTTAATTCAGCTAACTCTTCCTGTGAATAATCTTTTTTTAACCCTACCATAATGCTAGGTGGTGTTGGTATTTCTTGATTAATAGGTTTCCATATATGTAGACAATAATTATGATTATTTACATAATCTTTTTTAGCTGGATGATATTCTATACAACATTCATCTTCATTCCAAAAAGCATTTTTAACTTCGCACATTTGTTCCCAACTAGGACATCTTTTATAAAATGTGCTTATACTTACAGAGCAATGTTCCCAACCTGCTCCCCAACTCATTATGAAGTTTAATTTTGTTCTACTTTTTTTATCATAAAATGTACCACCGATACCATCTTGCCCTTCTTTTATTATCTCAATGTATTTATTACATTTTATTTCTTCTAATTTTTTCATTTCTTCTCCTAATCTAGTTTAACTAAAACTTTGTAATTTCCTATATGAGATTTTTCACTTTTTCTTAAATGTGCTGGGCTTTGATAATATAATATTGTTTTCCTTTTAACGCCTTGTGACTTAGCTATTTCATCAATAGTACCTATCACTATTAAATTTTCGCCTTTATAAAGTGCGTATTCTTTTTTTTGTTTCATATTACACCTCAAATATATCTACTTGCTTAGCTTTGTAAGCTGATAGTTCTTTCTCTAATTCTGCTATTCTCTTGTTCTTTTCTTCGATTATTTTTAGATACTTTTTATCATTTTCTTTAGATTTATTTCTTAAAATATAATTATCTGATTTTAACACAGTATTTTCTGCTAATAATTTATCGTAATCTTCTTTTTCTTTTTTTGCTAATGTTTTCATGGCAATTATCTTTTCTTCACTTATTAAACAACAATTCCGATTTCCATTAGTTACATCAGCATCTAAGTTTATAATTATTTCATACATTATTGCACCTCTAAAATGGTAAATCGTCATCGCTAAGTTGTATTTCTTCTCCAAAATCTTTAAATGGATCTATTTCAGTGGAATTCTCAGCGGATTCTTTCTTTGCACTTTCTATAGTTTCATCAGTTGTTTCGAATTCTGATATAAATATAAATGGTATTGTATCTTTATTATTCAAATAGAATGATAACCATGCTTTTCTTATATAAATTTTTGTTTTATTTTCTAATGTTACACCTTTTTTAAATTGGCATCTTATATATCCATTAATCCATTCTCCAGTTTGTGATTTTTTGGATACTCCTATTTTATAATAAGAGTATCCATTATAATCATTCCTGAACACTGTGTATTGACTATCTGTTTCTATGTTCATAATTTTTGCGCCTTCCTAAATAAAATCAGTATAGATTTTAAAGCCCTGACAGTTCATCAGATTTCAGCGTAAATACTGGGCGCAAACCAAGCGCGTCGCGCACGGTGTCGTTGCCGAGGGTGCCATTCGAAGACACATAGAACACGTAAGCATACTCTCCAGAATTTAATTTATTCATATCATTATAAGGTGTCATAGTCCAAAAGCCATAACGGCTTAAGTCAGTTTTCTTATGTTCTGTATCTAATTTTTCAACTTCTTCTTTAGTTAATAGTCTTACGTTACCAATCACATTTAAATCTTTTAATTTATCTTCTTTAAATGCTCCATTTAAAACCTTACAAATATAACTATCTTCATATTTATTGTTTCTTATATCAGAGTTAAATCTAACATCTTTGCAAGAATCAACATACCACTTATCTGTAAAATATTTGCTAACATCTTCTTTAGACATTATATCTAACATACAAACATCTATTTCATTTTCTCTAACATCTAAAACAAAATATTTATCTCCCGCTATTTCTAGTTCATCATATTTCTTATAAATATAATTCATATTTTTTACATATTCTTCTAATTCTTTAATTTTCTTTAATGCTTCTTCTTTACTTAATTTTTTCATTATTATCCTTCTTTCTCTAATTATTTTCTTTTATTAATGTATAAATCGCTATAGTTCCTACATCGTTATATCTATTTTTAACTGTTTTATAGACACTTTTAATGTTATATCCTTCATTTCTAAGCTGCCATATTGTATGACTTAATCTTGTATATCCATATTTTCTTATAGCTTCTATACTTGTAATAGTTCCATATTTTTTTAAATGTTCCAAAACCCTATCTTTCATAGTAATTTTAGTCAAGGTCTTCCTCCCAGGACAAGTCTATATCCATATCTTCGTAGTCATAAAGTCCTACATAATCTTTTAAATTTCTTTTTAAATCATTTTTAACATCTTCAATATTCCAATCACTTGGAACATCACTGTCAATATCAAAAGTTAAAACTACTTTGCCATTAATATGTTTTTCTTTTGATTTCGGTGGTTCAGGATAACTACCTGCGCCTAATGTATCACTAAAATCATTTTCCATTCTTTTCCATCTCCTTCAGTAATTCTTGTATTTCATAGTCTTCTTTAGTAGGTAATCCTACATCTTTACATTCTTGAACTACACCACATAATAATTCATACATCTGATGCGTATTTAATAAGTGCGTTCTTTCATATAAGTAATAGCAATCTTCGCCATTCTCTGTTCTATCAAATTTTGCATACGGATAAAATAATTTAATATCTGTACTGTGTGGTACTTTAATCTCAAATATTTCACCATCTTTTTCTATTAAAGAACCATAATCAAGAACCATTTTTATTTTCATATTTTCATCAGACCAGTTATAATATCTAGCTAATTGGTTTACTAATTTATGAAAATAAGCATTTGCATTTAAAGAGCGTTTTTCTTTATACTCTTTTATTTCAAATTCTTTATTGTCATCTTTATCAAAGAGCCATTTTTTTATTTCTGATTTAGTTCCTGTAAAAGTCATATTATCCTCTCAAAATCAATAATAACCATGGCAACCATAAAAATGCCGTTAAAGCCAAAATAATAAATGCAATAAATATAAACATAACTATATCTTCTATAATATTAACTATGTGTTCTATTATTTTCATTCTTCTACCTCTTTTCTATTTTTTTCAAATTCTTTTAAAATTCTTAATAATTCACTTATTGATTTACGTTCAATCTCTACAAGTTCGCCGTAACCTTTTTTAGGTAACCATATAGCATATAATTTTTCAAATTTTGAAACTCCGTACATATTCATAAATGCGAATTCATAAAAACTTAATTGCCATGATAAATACTCTTTGTCGAGTTCTGCTGTTGTTTTGATATCACATAAGCATAATTCTTCATTAATAGTTGCTATCATATCAAATCTACCTGCATATACATCTTTGTAATTTATCATTTGTTCTTGAGTTTCAACTTTCAAGTTATATTTTTCTTTAAGTCTAATATACTGTTTTATAGAAAATTCTTGCGTAATATCAAGTTTTGGCAACGTTCTGCCTTGTTCTAAACACTCTATAGCCTCATGAATTTTTGAACCGTATATAGCTTTATCATTAAGTGTTTTTAAATCTACGTTTTTATATTTATCTGGAAAGATGAAGTGAAGTATCTCGCTTACACTAGGAATAATCACTCCATCGTATAAATAAATATGTTCTCCTTCTATAAATTCTATCATTTTAATCAGCTATTTTTAATGTCAAGCTACTATATGGATCTCCTTGTTTTAGATATTCTTCGTAAATATCTGGTAATTCTTGTTCTAGCCTTTTAGCATCAATAGATTTTCTTCCTTTAGACCATTTTAGTTCTGCATAAATTCCAGGGCCTGAAACTTTCTCAATATTATTTTTATCCATAATATCTCTTACCGCTTGTTTAAATTCTTTATCCATAAGTTCGAACTCTTCTGCTATTTTTTTCTTTTCCAAATAAGTATTCATATAATCTTTGGGTGCAATTAATTGACCATCTGTTATTTTAATTATTTCATTCATTTTGTTTTACCTCTTCTTTCTTAATTTTTTTTGCTAATAAACTGCTCGCCTCTTGTACAGTTAAATCTTCAATTTTATTCTTCTTTACAATGTTTAAAGCTTTTGATAATTCTTCTTCTGTATATAATTTTCTTAAATTTAACACTTGTTTTTCAGTTGCTAAACTTACTTTTTTTGGCGTTGGTTCAATGTTTCCATTGTCTATACCATCTATGACATCGCCATCAGTTATTCCAAATGCATTCATATATAGGTATCTTTTGTAATAAGTATTTAAAGCACCTAAGTATTGGATATCTTGCATACATTTTACTTTTTCTACTTCTTCAGTAATCTTATTTACCGTTGTATTAAGTGGAGTATCAAACATTTTAAATGGCATTCGATATTCTTGTTTTTCTTCTCCCTTTATTAATGTTAAAACTGCATAATCTGTTCCAAACGTTGTATCTGTTGTTATAGTAAAATTATCATTAACTTTGTATTTTAATAATAATTCATTTAATGTTGGTAAAAAGTCTGCTAATTCAAAATAGTTAAAACCTACGAATTTATTTTTACCACTCATTTTTATTTTTGATTTCTGCAATTCAACTTTAATATTTGCTATACTCTCATTCAAGTTCAATTCTGTTTCCATATTAACCCTCATTTCTAATATTTAATTTTTCTTGTTTTTAAGTACTTATAAATGTCGTTTATTAAATCTCCATAATCTTCATATTCATCGTATTTAAAATACATGTAACCCTCATTATATAGATATCTTTCGACCTCTTTTAAAAGTCTAAAATCTTCTATACCTATTGAATATAAACATATGTTAATTAACTTTTTCATTTTGTACCTCGTTTTTTTCTTTTAAAATTGCTTTTACACTTTTTTCTACAGCACCCCTTCTAATTCCCATTTCTTGTTTAGTTTCCTTTGTAGGACCTGTTTTTCTTACTTTCTTAGGAAGTGTTATTCCTTCTTCTTTTAGTTTTTCTAGTTCTTTTTCTAAAATTTTATTTTCTTTTTTTAAAGATTCATTTTCAGCTTTATATTTAAATAAATCTTTTATCTGTTCAAGCAAATCTTTTATTTTTGATTTTTGAGAATTACTTTCATTTTCTAAATCAACTATTAGCTTTTCCTTAACATCAATTGTGTCTTTAAGAATTATTTTTTCTTCCAAAAGTTTGTTTTTATCAACTTCTAATTTGCTTTTTTGCTCTAGTGTTTCGGTTAACCATTTTTCTTTTTGATTTTCCCATTTATCACGTCTTTCAAATTCTTCTTTAAGTTTTTTATTAATGTCACATAATTCTTGCTTTATTTCCAAAATCCCACTGTTTTCTTTTCTTTTAAAAATCATTTCTACCTTCCTTTACTATTCAATATCATCGAGCCAATTATAATCAAATAATTCATTAAAAGGCTCATCTTCTTTTTTTACTTTCTTAAATTCTGCATCTTTAATTTCTGATAAATTTTTATAATTTTGGATTTTCCAGTTTCTTAGTATTCCATTTACATAATTAAAAGATTTTTTGTTATTAAGGACAGCTATTTCAACTGCGTATAAAATAATTTCTTCACTAAACTCTTTTAACCAAATATTTATTTTTTCATATTCAATCGATGATAAAGTTCTTCCAAAATTTTCTTCTATTCTTTTATAACAACAACTACTAATATTTAAATTATTATTTATATTTTCAGTATTTATTATATTAGTATTTATATATGTATCGCTCAGAGATACATCGCTAGCTGATACATCGCCTAGAGATACATCGTTAAGCGATACACCTTTTTCTTTAAGTACATAAATAAAATCCGTATTTTTATTTTTTGATTTTATTATTTCTAAATATCCTAATTCTTTTAATCTTCTAAGCTTTTTATTAATATTAACTCTATTACAATTTAATTCTGTACCTAAATATCCTTGATTTATCTTCCAACCATCAGGCAGAGAATATAAATAAATTAATAACCTATGTTCTGCATCAGATGTGTCTTTAGCTCTTATAATTGAATTAGGTATTTGCGAATATCTATTGCGTATTTCACTTTTAAGTATTGCCATAATTTTCCTCTACTGTATTCTTTTCCATATTGACTTTCCTTTATTTTTTTAGTACTATTTAAGAGTAAATATATTATTTACACCTAAGTACTCTTAAACCTTTTGAAACGGTGGCTTTGAGTACTTTTTTATATTCTTCAAATAATAGATCTAATAATGTCATAGCAACTATTAATTCAATAATACCTATCCAATTTATCGTCCAGCCTTTTAAAAACATATTCATATCATAAATGAGTACACGAACACAAAATATAAATAGTGCTAAATCAATTATTTTAACTACATTATTCCATTTAATTTTTAATTTTTTCTTTTTCATAATTTAGCAACCTTTCTTAAATAATTTAAATTAATATTAAAGTAACTTATTACTTCTTCAGTTGGAACCATACCCTTTGGACATTCTTTACCATATTTATTTTTGACTATGTTTTTTATGTTTTTCATATAATCCCAAGCCTTGTTATCTCCACAACATGCTATCAATTTAATTCCCTTTTGATTTACCCACATACCATCAAGAACATTCAAAATTTCCTGTGCTGTAGGTTTAGTTTTTGGCATTTTTAAATACCCTCCTTTGTCTTTGATCGTTTTTTAATTTTTAATAAATTTGTTAATAAAGTATATTTGACCTTTACCAGTAACTTTAGTAGTTCTAGTTATGCGATTACTTCCATCTGGATTAACCACGGTGCGTTCTTTAACCTCAAATAATTTTTGTTCCATTGCTGTTTGAGTTGGCATATTTTTACGTTCACCATTTTTAATTAAATACTCATTATCTCTTAACCATTGAAATAATCTATTTTGACCTATATTGTAGCCTTTTTGTTTAATCAACTTTGCTAAATCACCAATTAATATACTTGTATTAGATGTTGCTACTGTATCAGCGAATATAACTTTATGTTCATTCTCTTTGATAGTTAATTGAAGTTTTTCCTTTTCCTCTTCACTGGCAATTAATTGTTGTAAGGCTTCTTTATAGTTATTTGGTAAAACTTTTTTAATTGTGTTTTCCATTTGATTAAATGCTTCAATATACTTTAGTTTCCATTGTAAAGCGCGTTCTCCAGTAAATCCCATAACTAATAAACTGAATCCATCTCTAGTAAGCAAATATTCTTTTCTCATTTCACCTTTTTGGTCTTTATATTCATTTGGTATAAAGTAACGAGCGGAATTTTCCGTTGGTTGAATTTCTTCAATTAAATTATTAAGTTTTTCAAGAACATCACTATGTCTTTTCTCAAAGTCTTCTGCAACTAATCTACTTGATACTGTCATCACTCCATTGTGATTTTCAATTTTTGGTAACATTTTTATTCTTTCCTCTCTTTAATTTTGTTTAGTTTTCCAAACTTTCAGGGTAAAAAAATACATTCCCACTTCTGCTTTATCAATATGCAGTAAATCACACATTCGATAAATATTAGTTGATGTAAAGTCCACATAACCTTGAAGTTTTTGATTTAAAGTACTACGTGCCATCGGAATAGCTTGGGCAAAATTATCTTGAGTATCATAATATTGTTTAATTTTTCCTTCTAGTGCACTATAATCAAATTTCATTTCTTTGTCCATTTTAATCTCCTTTCCAGTTTGACTTTCCAAACTCAGTGTAAGTTTAACATGTTAAAACACATATGTCAATAGTTTTGTTTGATTTTCCAAACTTTTTTGTTGATAATAATTTCAAAATGTAGTATAATATTTTTATGAAAGGAGTTTTTTTGTATGGAAAAGATTTCAAATAGGCTAAATAAAGCATTGAACTTGAGAAATATGAAACCTATAGAATTATCCGAAAAAACTAATATTGATAAGGGTTCAATAAGTTGTTATCTCTCTGGTAGATATGATCCTAAATCAAAGAATATATATAAAATCGCCAAAGTTCTTGATGTTAATCCGGTTTGGCTATTAGGATATGATGTGCCCATGGACAATAATATTAATGCAATTTCTGCCAATAATCAAATAATGCTATGGGACAATTTATGGGGATATAATAAAAATGATAATATTTCGTTCAAAGAATTGTGCAAAAACGTATCTCTTGACCATAGACTACTCAAAGATTTAATATCAATGTGCAACTATATTATTCCTTCTTTAAATGATTTTATTAAAACTATTGATAACGAAAATTTTGACAAAGATGATGAAGAAATTATGAATGATTTTACTAATATTATCATAGAATTATATAATAATTATAACAAAATTAATTCATCTAATAAAAAATCTAAAAAACAATCAAATACAATCAATACTCAAAAATTTGAAGTTTTGAGATTATTGAAAGAAAATGAAAAATTATTAAATGAATTATTAGAGCAAAACGTTATTGATAAAAAGTTCTACGAAAAAAAGATGCAAAAATATAATAATGCTGTAAAAAAAGAATTAGATTATGTAGAAAAAAATGATGTTATTTTCAATATAATTTTTGAAGACAATAATCAAAACGAAAATCAAGACAAATAAAAAAAGACCTCGTGCAGCGAACACGAAGTCAAACTACTATAATTAGTAGTGTAGAAAATAGACAGTCCGATCAAAGACAAATTCTTTTTATCTACGCTTCTAATTATAACAAATTTAATTAAAAATGTAAATAATTAGGAGGTGGCTTTATGCCGGTTTATCAAGAAAAAAATAAGAATAAATTACCTAAGAGTGGTTACTCTTGGTATTATAGGTGTTATTACACTGATATGTATGGAAATAGAAAGCAAAAGCAATCCAAGATGTATTCAAGAAGAACTTTAGCAAAAGATGCTGAAATGGACTTTTTAAGCAAAATTAGGACTACTGATGAAGTTGATTATAATATTAGTTTTGAATATGTTTATAATGAATGGCTAGAATACAAGAAAAAAACTATAAAAGAAACCGTTTATTATTCGTTGAAAAAGAATTTAGATAAAAATGTTTTCAAATTTTTTAGAAATTATAAATTGCATAATATAAAATCAAACATAATAAATGAATGGCATAATTTCATTAATAATACTAATTTATCATTAAAATATAAAAATACTATCATAGGTTATTTAAAAGAATTTTTTAAATACGCTGAAATTAATTATGAATTTGATAAAAAAATTACAGCTAAAATAATTCCTTATAAGATAACTTCTTGTGAAAAAAAATTGAAAGATTCTGAATGGAATTATTGGACTTATGAGGAATTTCAAACTTTCATAAAATCAGTTGATAATAATTATTATAATTTAATATTTAATTTTTTGTATTATACTGGTTTGCGAATTGGAGAATTATTAGCGCTTCGTTGGAAAAATATAAATTTGACTAATAAGACTATAAAAATTGAAGATAACTTTACTAACAAACTTGGAATTGGAACTTATAAAATTATTGAACCAAAAACTAAAAATTCTATTAGAGTGGTAGATTTAGATGACTCTTTGGCTGCATTACTAACAGATTATAAAAATATGCAAAAAAATATATATAATTTCAATGATGAATGGTTTATGTCCGGAAATATACGGCCAACATCGTGTACGTCAATAGCTAGATATCTAAAAAAATATATTCAAATCTCCAAAGTAAAACATATAACTCTGCATGGATTTAGACATTCACATGTATCTTTATTAATTGATTTAGGATGTGATGTTAGAGATGTTGCAAAAAGAATTGGAGATACTGTAGAAATTGTAGAAAGCACATATTATCATATGTTTCCAAAAAAGAAAGCAGAATTAGTTAATAAACTAAACAATTTCAAAAAATAA